GCACCAAAAGTTGAAGGAGTTAATAAAGAACCTAATGGAAATGTAGTGGGTTGTGATAAATCAGGGTCTTCAAAATCATAACGCACATCCATATTATTATCACTATCGCCTTCTGGCTTGATAGATAACTTAATATAGTGTAATGTCTTTCTAATACCTACATCACCATAATCAATATCTGGTGTCTTAAATTCTGCAGAGATATTGTCTCCGTCAAAACTACTTCCTTTATTGTGGAAATGTACATACCCATCGTAGTCTCCGTGATATGCTTGTTCAATATTCTGTGTATTATAATTAGAAGTAAAACAAGACGCTTCAATACCTTGTAACTCTGCCCATTCCCATACAGGCATACCTTGAGCATTAATCTTAAATGTACCTACAATACCTTTCTGTGATAGTTTAGATGTGATACTCTTTGTATAGAATAATCTATACTGATTCTGAGTTCTAATAACTGCAGAAGATACATCATAGTTATTAATGTCTGTTACTAACTCATTAATTACTGGGATAATCTTATGAGAGATAGATGATAATTCAATATCATCAATACGTGCTGTAGCAGCAACTGTACGAATACCATCTGGTGCTAAGAATACTAGGTCACCACCAATCTCCTGAATACTAAAACCATCTATACAACCAATGTTTCTTGTTACGTCTGTTACTGCAATAGTAGAAGAACTATTAATGTTAACAAGTTTATTGATACTGTTCTGTGAGAAAATAATTAAATCATCACGGAAAGTCTTAAGACCTGTTATAGTATCGCCTACATTCAATGAGCCTGCTGATGCCCCTGTAAATAATGCATCATCATATCTATCACTATAGTAAACTGTTTCTGGTTTAGATGACCAACCGCCTAATACAACGTGGTCATCGTGAGTTACGCAGTATTGTGGCTTAGGTATATCAGTATATACTGGAGAGGCTTTAGATAATCCAAAGGCATCATATAATCCCCTATGAAACTTAAACTTACGAGTGCCTCCATCTAGTTTAGTTTCTAAATAAATAGGGGCATCTGTGCCATTAACTGCAGTAATACGTGGATTATCTATTCCAGTAGGTATATACTCTGTAAATTGATATCTTCCTGAAGTATCTAATGTAACAGCTGTAGCTGATGATAAGTTAGCTTCGGTTGCCCAATCAGCTGTCCATATCTTATTAGCCTCTTCACAAGCTTGTTGAGTTGTATGTCCTCCTGCAGAACAAGAACCATAATCTTTATTTACTTGTATCCAATTATATCCATCCTCTGACCAATAGATATCACCAGACTGACAAGCCCACCCACCTTCTTTGTGTGCGTGAATACCTTTTAATGTATCCGTAGTTCCTGCAGGAGTAGTAGATGAATTAATTGTGGTTGTTAATGTAGCACCCGAACCACCTGTACCTGAATCATTAATAGCAATTGTTGGAGCTACTTGATATCCACTACCGCCATTTGTTAAAGTAACACCTGTGATAGTGCCACTACCATCTATAGTTAATGTACCTGTAGCACCTGTACCATTACCTTCACTATCCGTAATAGTTATTGTTGAGCTTGCTCCATATCCAGTACCACCTGCTGTTATAGATAATGCAGTAACAGGACTAGACATAAACTTACGATAGCCATTAATCCTTCTATATCCACCGTGAATAGATGCCTCAAAATTCTTTAATCGTGTTGCCGCACCAGGAGTTTTAAATAGGTCAAAAGATGATGAAGTCTTATCAAGACCCCCACTTAATGATACTGCTATTCCTTGTTCAGCCGCCATATCTTATACGAACCTTACTCTGTCATCAGTCATTACTGATGGTTGTGGCTTACCTGTGTAGTTCTTCATTAAACGGATGCCTTTCTTATACTCGTCTAATGCTAGTGCCGCTAACTGTACGTTCTCTTTAAACTGCCATACATAATACCTAGCTCTTGCTGACAATACTGCAGTCCATTGTTCTGGATATTTAACTTCATCATTATAAGCAGATAATTCAGCTAATTGTTCCCAAGCATAAAAATATATTCTATAGGCTTTATCTGGTAGTGGGGATAATCCAAACTTTCTACCACAAGGAGACATAATTACTTTAGTAGGTGTGCCGTACTCACCAGTATCTTTAGCAGCGTCATCTGACTCTCTATAATGTTTCTTCCAAGTCTCCACTGGAATAAACTTTAAGTTCTGTCTAGTATGAGGTGTTGTATGCGTAGCTGTCCAAGTACCAGGACAAACATTAGTTGTGTCATAATCTGTCCAAGTATTATCTGCTGCTACACAAGTATCAGCTGTAGTGTAAGCACTATCTGAACACACACCTAAACCAGTAGAACAAGTACCTACATCTTCTGTAGTTAGATAGAAGTTATCCCAATCTACTCTACCAAAATCTTTAGCGGTACCGTGTGCACCACTTGAATGTTTCTTTAAATAATACCACCTAGTACCTGCTACTGAATCTACGAAGTAGTTTCCGTACTCCTGATTACCCATACCAGCACAAGATGTTGATAGCCAAGGGAACTCTGGGTTCTCGTTAGCGATGTCAAAGTATGCCCTATTAACAGCATCTTTAACAAACTTCTGAATACCTTTTGCAGTACCGAAGTTAGAAGAGGTAAGTTGAACTTCATTAAGCTCACCTAATATTTCATTAGTAAGTCCTAAGTATGTTTGAGTATCTGCCATTCTTCCCTCTTATATAATATGGAAGAGAGCCCTGTGAAGAGCTCTCTAGTGATTAACTATTAGTCAATCTTGATTTTAGCAAGTGCTAGAGCTTCAGGACGTAATACTTTACGACCCCAAACTAATAGACCACGAACGATGTCTTGGAATGAATCAGTAGCACGTACTGTTTCAACTGTTGACAACGCTTGAGCACAAGATACTGCAGACATATGACCTGCTAGTATGTTGTGAGTTGCTGTTACACCAGAACCTGATGGTGTTGGTACGTTGTTAGACTTGTACATCTTAAAGCCACGTAGCTCACCAGATGCAACTAGACCGTTACGTAGACCACCATTACCTTGGTTGTAATCAACTGACATTAGCTTAGATGAAGTCTTAGCTAGCTCTTCATAGAACTCAGGCTTAGCAACTACCCAACGATTCTCTTCTGGAACGTTTTGGTCATCTAATAGACGAGCAAGACGAGCTAGAACATCTAGAGGGTCAGTCTCACCTGTAGCAAAACCAGTATCAATTGGTGACGCGTCTGAACCATAAGTGTTAGTTGTAGCACCTGCAATAGCAGCTGTGATTACGTTAGCATCAAACGCATCTTTAAGTTGATACGCTGCATTATCAGACGCAATCTGTTGCCAGTTTACGTGTGAGAAACGCTTCTCTAAATCGTCAACCTTGAACTGGAAGTACTTAGCTTGGTCGATTTGTAACACTAATTCTTCATCAGTTAGACCTGTTGAAGTAGATAATGTTGCACCACGAGCATAGTCCTGTACAGAAATTGTTGGCTCTTTAATGATGTTTACTGTATCACCGTACTGAGCAATCTCACCCATATAGTCAGTGTTACAAATTGCTTCAGCTACTGCTGACTTACGAAAGGCAACTTGTACCTTCTTTGAAAAAACTTCAGGCAGCCAAAACGAGTTAGTTTGTCCCGACGTAGCTGGATTGAAGTTAGTAGTTCCTGATTCGAAACCCATATCTTTTCTCCTTATTTATATTTTACTTAATCTTACTAACCATCTACTATTCTTCCAGACTTAAATGCATCATCTAATTCAGACTGCATTTGTTCGTACTGGTCAACAGAGAGGTTAGCTATCTCTGAGGTTGTCCAAATCTTCTCCGTAGGTGTTGGGTCTTCAATCTTTGTTTTGACTGATACTGCATCTGCAGCCGAACCTCTTGGGTCTTTATCTGAACTAGTTTTTTTAGACTTAGCTTTAACCTTCTTGGAAGAAATACCAGCATCCTGTTTGTATAGGTCAATGGCTCTAGAAGCTAGCATAGCGTCACCGTTGTTCTCATAAATCCAAGCCTGAATAGCATCAGGTTGAACTCTTGCCCAATCGTGGAATTCTTCCGACTCCCTAATTGTAACAAAGTCTGGGTGCAGGTTAAGAAGTTCTTGCTCTGCTGCCCTACGGTTTGCTTGGCTCTCTTTCTCTGATAACTGATTAACTTTATTCTGTAATTCAGATAACTGTTCTTCAGCTCTCATATGAGCTACTGTTTCTACTACATCATAAACATCAGGATAGTCCTCTCTAAAAGTAGCCAGCTCTTCTGGGGTTTTAGGGGCAGTATAAGTAGGACGATTAGATTGAGCTTCCGCTTTCAAGGATTGCTCTTTAGCTTTCCAGTCTCCTAGTTTTCTATCGTAATGTTTCTTCAAATCATCATAACGTTTTTTAAAGTCAACCTTCTCAAATTTCTTTGTAGGTTCTTCTTTATAAGAATCATCTTCCTTGGTAGCCTCGGAAGCTTTAGTATCCTCTTTCACGACTGTCTCTTCTTCTGTGATTGGTTCGTTGTTTGATACGTATACTTCCTTACGAGGGGCAAGGTAAGCTAAGGAATCATCAGCACTCTGAATACCTAACTCGGCATCTTTGGTACTATTATCCCATTTCTTCTTTGCGTTATAAGGGTTTGCTTGTGGTTGTTGGATTTCCTCCGTTCTTGCTGTTGCTGTTGTCATTTTGACCTCCATTAAGTGCCCAGTATTCTGGGGTGGCTTGCGGGGTTGTAATCATCCAAGGTGCTCTAATGAGGTAGCCTTGGGGCTGTCGCTATAAAGTCAGTCTATCTCGTCAGGTCGACTGGGGGTTTATAGTTAATTAATTGTCTGTATAGGGATTGGGTCTGTTACCATCTTTGTCTCCGTGTATCCAATCATCCCATCTTTTATTTTCTTTATACTCTTCAGACTCATAGTCTTCCCAAGAGTCAGGGTCTATACCTCTTTCTGTATAAGTGAATACACCCATTAACATATCTTTTAAAGTAGAACCAAATCCTTTAGATTCTCCCTGTGGTTGTTCTTGTACTGTTCCACCATCGTCATAAGCAGGTCTATCAAAGAAACCACCCTTAGCAAAACCAGTATCACTCATCTGTTGATACTCTTGCTTCTGAGCTGCTTCATCATAATCACCTTCTGCTTTGTCCATCATCTTACGTAGTTTATCTACACCTAATTGCTTAACAGCTTTAGCTGTAAATACAAACTCACCGTCTGATAGTCTAGCAGGAATAGAATCACTAGTCTCTGTACCTGGTCCTTCTACCGCACCATCTGCTGTGAATTCACCAGTACTAAATGTAGAGCCTACCTTATTTAGAATATTTTCTAACTCAGGATAGTCAGACATTGCTTGACCTAACACCTCAGTCTCACCATCTGTTAATCCTAACTCATTCTCTTCTACTGGCATCTCTTCAATAGGTGCTTCGTCTTCAAAGTCTAACGGTACTTCAGGAGCTAACATAGAACCTTCTGTATCATATACTGAACCACCTTCTGCGTAACCTTGTTGTGTTGGACTATACATATATTCTTCCTCGATAGGTGCTGTAGGTATTACACCCTTTCTTGTTATTCCTTTTTCAAATTCAGGATAAGTAGATTCCATCTTCCATAATCTAGAAGAGTCATCCATTAAACCACCTTCTGCAAATCCTGTTCTTTTATACATAGGTATTCCTAATAATTCTTGTTTAGCTTGTTGTTTTCCTTGAATATATTGTGGTATATTTGCTTGTATAAGTAAACAAGCATTTCTATCTCCTGCCTTACAAGCTTTAAGTAGTTGATATTGTCTGTCTGCTTGTTCTTTTACCTTACCTTGTTTACTTGATTGTGTTTGGTAAGTCCCTGTAAGTGTTTGTCCTTTTAAATCCTCTTTATCTTTTGTCCATCCAGTCTTATACTCAATATCTTCATAAGAGACTTCATCACTATCATAAGGTACATAACCTTTTGCATACTCTTTCCAAGTTTTTATATTGTCTTCTTTACCTTCTTCAGAGGTACTTCCTGCATTTCTCTTTCAAAAGAAGTTAAATATTCTTCTGGTATATCTCCTGTATGGTCTAATAAAGCCATCTTAACTTTCTATG